CTTCATCCCCCCAATTATCATAAGGGATATTATCATCATCAATTGTAGCTACAATATTAGCACCTTGATCATAAGCAAATACAAAACCTATATTTCTTCGTTGAATAGTTTTCCAACCAATAGTTTCACTTAATTCGGGATAAAATACTTCTTGTTGATCTGGGTGAAGGTAAATTACACATTCTCCAAATTCATTTTCTAGGTCATTATACATTTCGTGGGGTGTTTTAGTATCACCTACAATGACAAATGTCCAATCTTTTTCTTTAGCTATTTTACAAAACCTACGAGTTGCTAGTGTGGGTTCATTAATAGTTGTTGTAACTATAAATTTTTTCATCAATTAAGTTTTTGTTTTACATCAATATACCATTTCTTAACATAGTTTCCAAATTTAGATTCGAATACCTGTCTTTGATTTGGGATATCATTTAATGTTAATAAATTTTTATAATAGGTTGAAAAATGTTCATCTTTTAAGGGGCCTGTAGAATGTTCGAATATAACTTGATTTTCTAGTAAATATTCTTTGACAGGGGTACCTTCTTTACGTGCTACATCACTAACTACCATTCCAAAATAATCCCAAGGTCCATAACCTTTCCATTCATCAAAAATTGGAACTAATTTTTCTACAAATGATTTACTGTAAATATCAAACCATCCAGCCCATTTGAAATCATAAATTTCTTTTAATTGGGGAGTATCTGAGTTGTTAGACATAAAATTAGCTATATCAAACACATCACCCTTATCCCATTCATTATAAGGGATATTCATATAATTGGGGTGAGTTAAATGGTCCCAAGTTACATCCCACATTTTATATATTTGGGGAGTAATAACAAAATATTCATCATTAACTGATTTGGCTGATTCAATTAAATAAAACAATAAATGTTCATGAAACCACATATCAGGACAAATACTCATGTAATAATCAATATGAGGCCCAATAATAGATTTTTCTAAATCTAAATGTCCATATAATTCATCACCTTCATAAATAAAAGGTTTATGTTCAGCCCAATCTAGTAATTTAGAAATTGTTTTATATTTTTCAATAAAAAATTCTTTAGGTAATTTAGATTCTTCCCAATTAATAATATAGCTAGAAAGATTAAGAGCAGTATCTATATAAATTGTATCTTCAGAATTAAGATAATAAGATGATTTTTTTAATTGGGAAAATGTTAATAAAGCATAATCAATTTCCCAAGGCATTATATGGTATTTGATTTTTATATTCATTTTAATTTATTATAAACTTCTTTAATGCCTTGCTCTAATCCTATATAATCTATTCCTAAATCAGTAAATGTACCTGAATATGAGGGGAAATCTCCTATCCATTCTTGTCTTATTCTTCGTCTTAGGCCTCCTTGATCATTAATTAAGGAAGCTATTTGGGTTAAAAATGGAGACTTATTATAAGTACAGTCAATAATTTTAGGAGGATTATCATTTTTTATATAAAAGTTAACTAATTTAATTAAATCTTTCATATAAAAAAAATCCATTTTCTTTTCAGCGAACACATATAGGTCTTCCCCTTTTAAATAACGTTTTATATTAGATTTAATAAACCTAGTATCTAACTCATTTTCATCAAAAACGGCAAATATTCTAATATTATAAAAATTATCCTCAGCATTACAAATATCTTTTATAATTTTTTTACTTAAACCATAAGGAGTAGTAGGTTGTCCTAACTCAGCACCAGATCCAAATTGAATTAATTTATTAAAATGAGACTTATTATAATATAAATTATAAAACATTTGAAGGTTTTGGTAAAAAACCTCTCCAGTATCAGGTTTAAGGCGGCTACCTCCTTTAATAGCAGTATGGATAACTATATCAAAATGTTTATTAGTAAACCATTTATCAGTGGCTTCTTTGTCTGTAAGGTCAAAATCCTTTCTTGTGATACAAGTTACATTATAAGGAAATGAACTCAGGCCTTTTTTAAGGCTCTGAGCTATGTATCCATTTCCTCCTGTGATGAGAATTTTCATTAGCGCTTAATAACTGTTTTGTTATTAGTAATAGGGGTTACAGAGTGGTTTGTATTATTATAATAATCATGATCTTTTTCGTATTTCCATTTTGAATCCCCTAACAATTTTTCAAGTTCATCTTCTTTAATTTCATAAAAATTTTCTTGAGATGGAAATTGACGATTACGAACTTCATCTACATACTCTGTAAGGGCACTAGTCATCATTTGGCCTGCTTCACAATAACGTTTTACAAATTTAGATTTAAATTCCCAAAACAGACCCATCAAATCATGAAAAATAACTAATTGACCATCTACTTCATCACCAGCACCAATTCCATAAACTGGAATATCTAGAGCACGTGCAATCATGCCTGCAGGTTCTTTTGGCATGGCTTCAAGTAATAAAGCAGAACAACCTGCTTCTTGAAGAGCTAATGCTTGTTTAAGAACGATTTCAGCTTGTTCAGCTGTTTTACCTTGAACTTTGTAACCACCTAATTTAGCACGAGTATGGGGAGTAAGACCTAAGTGACTCATAACCATAATACCTGAATCAGCAATTGCTTTAATTCGTTCTACCATAGCTCCTTCAACTTTAACCATATCCATACCAGCTTTAATAAAACGACCGGCATTTTCAACTGCTAATTCATTTGAAGATTGATAAGACATATAAGGCATATCACCAATTAAAAATGCATTATCAGCACCTCGACTTACGGCCTCACATGAACGGACCATATCATCCATAGTAACTGGAATGGTTGTTTTGTGTCCTAATGTGGTCATTCCTAATGAATCACCTACTAGAATACAATCTACACCACTCATATCCGCAATACGAGATTGAGGATAATCGTAGGCTGTAACCATTACAGTTGGAACATTATTCTTTTTGTTGTTGTTTAAGGTTAGAATTGTTTTTTTCGTTTTGCTATCTGCAGCCATGATTTAATTGTTTTAAATTTATTTTTCTAAAGTTATCCATCCTTGAGAATTATCTCTCCTTGGAATCATGTCAATAACCATATTTTCTTCAATTTGTTTATCAGTTAAATAAGGTGACATATCTTCCAATGGATTTCCAAATTCTAATTTTGGAATTAATTTTTGTTCTTTATCAATTATAACATTTACTAATATACTACCTTCTTCTTGCATTGCCAAGTTAAGAATATCTTTATAATTATCTTTAGTAGCAGTTACAGCTTTAATCCCATAAGCTCCAGCTACTTTAACAAAGTCAGGTGCTGTATAATCTTGAGATTCAGTAGCAATATATCTTGAATCAAAATATGAATCCTGAAATTGTTTAATAATACCGTAACAATTGTTATTCATTATAAAAATTTTAACAGGTAGGTTATAATGTTTAATTGTTTGTAATTCCTGAATATTCATTTGAAAACCACCATCACCATCAATACAAATCACGGGACCAGTATTTCCAATAGCGGCTCCAATAGCTGAGGGTAACCCATAACCCATTGATGAGTTACCAAAATTAGAGAACATACGTTGGGTTCCTTTTGGTTTAATAGATTGCATAGACCAAACTAAGTGTCCTCCTTCATCAGGGATAATAATAGCATTATCTGGTAGATGATTATTTAATTCTTCTAAGAATTCGTATGAAGTTAAAATATTATCCTTTAATGGGCGGTTATCTAATTGTAGGGTTTTGTATTTGTGGGTATGTTCTTCCCAACTATTAATTGTTTGAGGTAAATTATTTAACCAACTTTCAATAAACCACTTAGCATCACTTACAACTGGTAAATCTATTTCAAGTCCTCTATCTTTATAAACTTCATTGTAATCAATATCAACCATTACTTTATAAGATTCTCTTGAGAATGTTTGAAGATTACCCCCAGTTTGTCTAGTATCTAATCTTGAACCAATTGAAATGAGCATGTCACAATTTTGGACTGCGAAATTGCCACCACGACTACCGTAAACACCAATATCACCTACAAATAGAGGATGATCATGAGGTAACAAATCAAACCCACCCCAAGATACTACAAAAGGAATATTAAGTTTTTCTACTAATTGTTTTACTTCATCTTTGGCTCCACTTAATCTAACCCCGTGACCCAATAATAATAGAGGGCGTAAACTGTTTTTTAATTTAGAATTAATAGTTTTAAGTACTGAATCAATATCAGGTGTGTGGAGTTTTATAGATTCGGTTAAGGTGAATTCTGTGATTATTTCATTTTGGATATTTACAGGAATATCTAACAACACCGGTCCGGGTCTTCCTATTTTAAGTTCAAATAATGTTTTATTCAACACTTTTTCTAATGAATCACCTGTTTCTAATCTAGTAGCAAATTTAGTAAAATGGCTAAAAGATTCGGCTACAGGCATTTCTTGAAAACCTACTTGGCGAGGTTTAGTACTTACTGAGGTTAAAGATTCATATGTGCTTACTTGTCCTGTAATAAAGACACAAGGAACTGATTCATACCAGCAACCACAAATACCATTAAGTAAATTTTGGGCACCCGGACCACTTGTACTTAATACTGCCCCAATTTTACCTGTAGTTCTATAATATCCCTCAGCGGCCATAGCAGCAGATTGTTCATGTTGAAAGCAGTAATATTCTGCTCCTTCTTTACGACCAATATAATCAATAGTAGGAACAATGGCCCCTCCAGTTACTAAAAAGAAAGTATCAATATTTTGATCTACTAGGTGATCTATAAGATGCTCTAAAACTTTTTTCTTTACCATATAAACTTATTCTTGTAATATTTTACGATAGTAGGTAATTCTTCATCAAATACTTTTTTAGGTGTCCAACCTAATGATCTTAATTTAGAATCATCTAAAGCATATCTAACATCTTGACCATCACGATTAAAAGATAAGTCTAAGTTATCATTAATATTTAAATTACTATCATATAATTTAATGATTTTTTCTACGGTATCCAAATTAGTCTGTTCAAAACCTCCACAAACATTATAAATTTCATTTTTAACTCCGGCTTCAATTATAGAAATTACAGCATTAGCAGTATCACTAGCATGCAACCAATTTCTTATAGGGGTACCGTTATTATGTAGAGGAATTTTTCTGCCTAATTCTATAAATTTAATAGTTTTTGGAATAAGTTTTTCGGTGTATTGACCTAATCCATAATTGTTAGTAGGTCTTAATATAATATAAGGAATATTATAAGTCCTAGACCATGCTTGAATTAACATATCAGCGGCAGCTTTAGTTGCTGAGTATGGGTTAGAGGGTTTAAGTAAATCGGTTTCAATATGTTCTCCTTCTACAATATCACCATATACCTCATCTGTACTAAAATGGAAAAATATAGGGGTATTAGAATTTTCTTGTCTGTAATTTTTAAGTAACTCAAGTAAATGATGAACTCCATTTATATTAGAATGAATAAAATCATCACTTTTAATAATAGAATTACCTACATGAGTTTCAGCAGCAGTGTTAATTATATAATCACAGTCATATAAAAACTCTATATCATTAATATCTTTTTCTTCAAATGTAAAATTAGGATATTGATTAAATACATTTAATAATTCTTTATTAGAGGCATAAGTACATTTATCTATGCCTCTAACATACCATCCTTTTTCTAAACATTTTTCAGTTACATATTGTCCAATAAAACCTAAACAACCTGTTACATAAACTACTTTTTTCATTTATTAAAATATTCTTTAATTTTATCACAAACATAATCAACATCTTCAGTAGTCATTCCATGATGTGCTCCTAATAAAAATCCATTTTTCATAATAGTATCTGAATTTTCAAATTCTTGAAGATATTCTCTATAAATTGGATGACGGGTTACATTCCCAGCAAATGTTACTCTAGTTTGAATATTATTTTCTTCTAAAAATGTCAATAAACCTAATCTATCTTCAGTTTGAAGGGGAATAGCTAACCAATTTGGTTTAATACTATCATTAGGTAATGTAATTTCTTTTACATTTTTAAGGTTTTTAAGATATCTTTCAAAATTAGTTCTTCTAATACCTTCAAATTTTTTAAATCGTTCTAATTGAACTAATCCAAAAGCAGCATTCATTTCAGAAGATTTAAAATTATAACCTAATACACCATATAAAAATTTATGGTCATAAGGAATACCATCTACTTTATGATTAAACCTATCATCCATAATTTCACTATCATCTCCTATGCGACCCCAATCTCTATATTGTAGTGCTCTATTGCGAAATTTTTCGTTATTAAACATGACCATCCCACCTGCACCACCTGCCGTGATTACATGAGAAGCATAAAAGCTAGTCGTTGATATATCGCTATCTTCCGTATAGGTAATAGTATCGGCTGAATCTTCAATTAATATAATATCTTCTCTATTAATTCTTTTTAATTCTGATCTTAACAGTTTCCAATCAGGTTTATTACCTATTAGATTAGGCACCATAATAGCTTTAATATCTTTAAACATTTCCTCTTCAGGATTTGTTAAAACATCAATTATACTTTTAACTGAAGGAACATATGTAGTTAGTTCGACATCTACAAAAACAGGTTTTAAACCTAACTGAATAATAGGGGCTAATGTAGTGGAAAATGTACAAGCAGGTGTAATAACTTTACTTCCTTTAGGAAGATTAATACTCGCTAAGGCTAATAAACATGCTGAAGAACCTGAATTAACAAATACTCCTAGTTTTTTACCAAACATTTTAGAAATTCGTTCTTCAAATTCCTTAGAACGAGGTCCAAAACCTGCTAACCAACCTTCTCTTAAACAAGCTTCTACTGCTTTAATTTCTTCTTCCCCATAAGCTTCAAATTTATTAGGGGCATACCATACTTTTTTCATATTTTATTAAATTAAACTGTTAAGTTTAAATATTTCTGTTATTTCATTTATTATTCGTTGTTCATAATTTTGATATTCTTGAACTCGATTATAATTTTCTTCTATAATATCTTTTTTACTATTATAAAAATCAGGAGTTAAATTATTAGCTATCTGAATTAATTGATCAACACTTTGAAAATTAATTATGCCTTTAGGGTTGTAAAATTTATTAATATCTGAACACCCCCAATATATAGGAATTGTTTTTAACAACATACAATCTGTAATTTTTTCAGTAAAGTACCCATTATGAGAAGTATTTTCAATTACCACAGCAAACATTGGATCACCAAAGATTTCTTCTTTAGTAATTAACGCTGCAGGTAGTATTGTTTCTCCTTTAAATTTAAATCGAGTAGGTATTTTTATTTCTTTTTCTCTATTAAATAATTCATGTCTTAAACTATGCCCATATGTTAATAATTTATCTCCGCATAAGTGACCTAATTCAAATGTTTTTTCTCTAAATTTTAAACCTATTTCTTCTGTTATCCATGAACTACCAAAAGGTAAAAATATAGCATTTTCACAATTATTTAATACTTTATCATCCCAAGTTAATATTATGTTAAATAAATGTTGATTTTTAATAACCCAATCATGATATCCAAAATATTCATTAGGTTCTTGTAATACAAAGATATTAATTGATGATAAATCTTCATTAGTTTTAGGGACATAATCTACAAATAAAGAAAAATCAATATTTTTTAAATGATCTAATTTTGTTTCAAAACTAGATTTTTCGAAATGGTTTATAAATAATTTCATTTTATTTTATTTTTTTATAAATTTCATCACATCCTAATTTTATTACACGTGAATAATTTTTATCTTTAAAGAAATTTATAAATTTATCATCATAATCATTATTTTCTACTGTTATTACATCTATATTATATTTAGTAAAATCAATAGATTGTAATATTTTTAATTCATTACCCTCAGTATCTAAAGATAAAAAATCAATATCATATACATTTATTAAACTATCAAATGTTCTACATTCAACATCAATATAATCATATTGTTGTGTATCTTCTAAATTATATTCATTAATTCTATAAATAGCCTTTTGACTAAACTCATCTACTAAACCACTTAAAACATTAGGTCCACCTTTTTTAATTTGGAAAAACTGAGCTGTTTTATTTTCATTGCTTATAGCATATGGAAAACATTTACATTTTCTTATGGTTTTTAATTGATTAAATATTTCAGGATTAGGTTCTATACAAAAACCAGTCCATCCTAGATTTTCAAAAAATAATGAATTGCTATCAACTTCACCATCATATGCCCCTATGTCAACAAACACTCCATTTTTTTTGTCTTTGAAATAAGTAGTATAAACAAATTCATCTTGTCTAAATTGGGAATAAAATTTCATTTAACTTTTTTTATATATGTTTTCTATAATATACGATAAATCTTTTGTAATTCTAAATTTAGGATAGTGTTCTTTTATTTTAGATAAATCACTATAATAACAAATATGATCACCTATTCTATTAGTATCAACATATTCATACACCATTTGTTTATTAGATACCTGTTCTACTAAATTAAATGCTTCTAATATTGAACATGAATTATCTTTACCCCCACCAATATTATATACTTCAGCAACACGAGGATCAGCAATGAATAAATCCATAAATTGAATTACATCTGATGAGTGGATATTATCTCTAACTTGTTTTCCCTGGTATCCAAATATATTGTATTTAGTCCCATCAGCATTACATTTAACTAAGTAATTTAAAAATCCATGCAGTTCAACACCACTATGGTTTTCACCTGTTAAACATCCACCTCTTAAAATACATGATGGTATTCCAAAGTAACGACCATATTCTTGAACCATTACATCTGCTGCTACTTTACTAGCACCAAATATACTATGTTTTGATTGATCAATACTAAAATTTTCATTTATACCATTCTTATATTCAGGGCTAAAATAATCATAACGAGTAGGTAATTCAATTAATTCTAATGTATTAGGTTTATCACCATATACCTTATTAGTAGACATATGAATAAAAATACAATCTTTATTTGTTTGTCTAACAGCTTCTAATAAATGTAAAGTACCATTAGCATTTGTTTCAAAATCATCAAATGGAATATCAGCTGCTTTATCATGGCTTGGTTGTGCGGCCGTATGAATAATAACATTAAATTTAATTGTTTTAAATAATTCTAATACTGTATTTTTATCTCTAATATCAATATTAAAATTTTTAAATGTTGGATATTGTGTTTGTAATTGATTTAATCTAGATAATGTGCTACCTTTTTCTCCAAAAAATACTTGTCGTTGATTATTTTCAATTCCATAAACTTGAAACCCTTGACTGCAATAATAATCTACTGCTTCTGAGCCGATTAACCCACCAGCTCCTGTTATTAATATATTTTTAATCTTCATAAATCTGATATTCAGGATATTGTTTTAAATATTCGTTTAGTATTTTATTTTTTACTTCATCATCTATAAAATAATAATCAGAAGTATATATCATTTCTAAAATTGATTTTAATCTATATTGAAGTATTTCTTCTTCATCTAGGTTAATATTTGAATCTACTATAGAGATTCTAGATTTCCAAACTAAAGGAAGATCTTTTAAAGTAAATTTATAATCAGTTCCTGATTTACTATAAGCGTAATAATAATCATTTTTAGGATTAATATTAACCCATCCTTCTTTATAATCATCATAACCATATCTAATTTTTATATTATTTTCAAAAAAACCAGGAGGAATATCAATAGCAGGACATTGATTATTAGTAATAATAGGTTGAACGTGTTGATAACCATCAAAATGTCTACAGATTTCTTTTAAAGGAATTATTATTTTATGATAAGGGATTTTTTTAAGTTCCGCTAAGTTTATACCAAAATAATCAGGACGAGGTAATTTCACTCCTCCAAATTCCCCAGTACACCACCATTCATAATATAAATCTTTAGTTATAATTTGTATACTATCAATACTTTCATTTACAACTGAGATGTAATTATCTTCTTTTTGGTATGTAGAAGGATCTCTTGGTAATGCAACACCTCCATTTTTAGCAGTTCTAATATTTTCAGGCCAGTGAGAAAAATGTAAAGAACATAGTTTTTGTCCTCTCATTTTTTCAACTAAATCTTCTAAATATTTGGTATTAGAATCAAAAAATATATGGTCATGGTTACAATAAAACCAAATTAATTCATCATCTAAAATTTCATAATCTTTTTTCCAATCACTTTGGAAATAATTTCTTTCCCAATTTAGTATTAAATTAAATTCTTTAAATTCACTTTTTATAAAATCTTCTAATTCCTGTTGGCGAGGTTGATAAATAGGGTCTAATTCTATTTTTAATATAACTTTACTCCAAGGATAAGCCACAGCTAAACTTGATAATGAATATTTAAATATATCAAAATTAGTAAATTTTTTAAGATTTTCTCTGTATTTTGGGGATTGAGCCCAATTACCATTTGCCATTTGGCCTGTTACTTGAGCTGGTTGTTCTGTTATAAATGTATTACAAAGTAAAATCATAAATTAATATTTTTAATACCTTCATTTCTATTAATATTTATAGCTAAAGCATAATCCTCACTACCATAAGGTTTTCTATCATTTATAAGATATCTTTTACCACCTTTTATACCCATTAACAAATAATCATATATAATACCTGCTTTTGATAGTTGATCTTCAGTTACTTTTCTCATACTTTCTCTCCTTCCTGTAGTAAGAATTATATTATGTCCTGCTCTATCCCACTCTTCTAACTTTTCAATAGTTCCAGGAAGTACCTGCATTTCAAAATTAGGTTTGGTAGCTTTGAAAGGTGATTCATGGGCTACAAGAGTCCCATCTATATCACAAAATATAGTTTTTGGTCTCGTTTCTTTCATATTATACTTTTAGTATGGAAATTTTAACCCAGTATATAAATTAAATTGATAAGATGCTTGTAAAGTTGCTAGTGCATGTCCAGATTCAGATGTAACAATACAGTTTATAAAATGGTTATTTTCATACAAATAATCTAAATTTTCTACTGGGGTGCAATTATATATTAAGCAATTGTTTATAGTAGGGAGTATATCCCAATTATTTCTATTAACCTCAATAAACCCCATGCCTAATTCTTTAGCTGCAGCTTTAACTGCTAAAGCATAACCCCCATTTCCTAATATGTAAAATTCCTTATAGGATTCTATTTTCCCTAAATAATCTAAAGCAGCTAAATAATCAGTATTATAAGCTGTTAATTTTCCTTCATTATTAATTACAGTATTAGCTGCTCCTACTTTAGCAGATGGATCTATTTTATCCACATAATTTAAAACTTCTTTTTTATAAGGCATTGTAATAGCAAATCCCTTAATATTTAAAGTTTTAACTGCATTAACTGCATCTTTTATATTATCTACTGAAAATGATTTGTAAATTTTATTTAAACCATAGTAATAAAAGGCTGAGTTCATCATTTGGCAACCCGTGTTACCTGCTTTTTTAGCAAATGAACAATATATTTCTGTATCTTTATTTATCCAACTCATTAGATATTTTTTCTTTTATTCTATTAGCACTTAAACCATATTTTTCATATAAATCCGATGGTGTGCCTGATTCAGGGAATACATCGTTTACTCCTATTCTATGAAGTTTTCCTTGAATTCCTTCTTCAGCCATTACTTCTGCAACACTAGATCCTAAACCACCAATTATTGAATGGTCCTCAACTGTAAAAATATTACCTTTAGAGTAATGCTTTATAATTTCTTTATCTAAAGGTTTAATAGTAGGCATATCAATAACAGTTACATCTAAATCTTTAGTTGCCTCTATAACATCAGGTAAAATACATCCTGTAGAGAATACTACTCCATTAGATCCTTCTTTACAAATAATTCCTTTTCCTAATTCAAAAGAAATATTTTCATTATATAATTCTTTAACAGGTTGTCTACCTAATCTTAAATAATAAGGATTATCTAAATCATTATCACAAAGCCATTTTACAACTGATTTTGTTTGGTTATATGTTGAAGGATTTAATACGGTCATGCCAGGTAGTGATCTCATTAAACTTAAATCTTCTAGTCCCATTTGAGTTACACCATCTTTTCCAATAGCTAACCCACCATGAGTTCCTACTATAATACATGGGGCATTAGAGTATGAAATTGAACATCTAATAGTATCATATTTGCCTGTTAAAAATGAAGCAAAGGAAGCTAAAAATACTTTATACCCATATTCAGATAAACCTGAAGCTACTCCTATCATATTATTTTCTGCAATCCCTACTTCAAAAAATCTATCAGGGTAAGCTTCACCAAATTTACTTAATTTAGTAGCTTTTCCTAAATCAGCATTAACCCCTACTATATTAGGGTTATCTTTTCCTGATTCTACTAGTTGTTCTCCAAATGCATCACGCGTTGCTTTCATAACTTAATTCTTTTAAGGATTTAACATATTCTTCTTGATTTGGGGCTTTAGCATGCCATTCAGGTTGTTCCATAAATGAAATACCTTTACCTTTTACTGTATTCAAGATTACACAAGTAGGTTTACTAACTTTTACATATTTATCTTCTAAAGTAGATGTAATTTGATCTAAATCATGCCCATCTATATTATAAACATCCCAACCAAAAGATTCTATTTTAGCAGATAAATCTTTCATGTCTAATATATCCTTTACATAACCATCATTTTGTGATTTATTGCTATCTATAAAACATACTAAATTATCCAATTTGTATTTAGGGGCTAACATAAAAGCTTCCCAAATTTGTCCTTCTTGAATTTCACCATCTCCTAAAATACAAAAAATACTATTAGATAAACCTTTAGTTTTACAGGCTAAAGCATGGCCTATACTTATACTAAGGCCTTGGCCCAAAGCTCCTGTAGTAGCATGCATATAAGGAAGTCTAACTTTATCTGGATGTCCTTGTAAGGGTGAATTTACTTCTCTAAAATTATCTAAAGTATCAATATAACCTAATTCATATAGGGCAGCATATAAAATAGGTACTGCATGTCCCTTAGATAAAATTAATTTATCTTTATTAGGAGTTATTAAATCATAGTTACTATATAAATAAGCTACAATTTCAGCTATTGAAAAACTACCACCAATATGGCCAGATTGTTTTTCATATACCATGTCTAAAACATGTTTTCTTAGTTTATTTGGATCAATTTTCATTTTCAACATATTGTTTTAATATTCCTACAGCTATATGAGATACTTTTGATATACAGTCTTCATAATGGAAATTATTATTATTTCCTCCAGTTTGGCCTGGAAATTGAGAATTTTTACTAGTAATTCTTAACATTAAATCTGCATATTCATCTGATTTAGTATTTTGATTTCTTGTCATTACTATACAAATCATACCTATTTCTTTAGCTACTTTTAAAGCTTCTATTACATTTTTAGAATTTCCTGAACCTGACATTGCGAATAATATATCTCCTTCACTTGCTTGATATTTTAGCTGTTCAGCAAATATATTTTCAAACCCAATATCATTAGTCATTCCTGTTATAGCTGCCGCTGAATCACATAAGCTAATAGCTTGAAATTTATTTCTTTTACCTTTTCTAGAGGATTTATCTTCTGATACAAAAGGATGCATATTTAAATCTAATACTAAATTTTGTACAGAGGCTACATTCCCCCCATTACCACAAGCAAATACTTTACTTTCATTTTTATATGCTTTGATAATTAAATTTACAAAATTAACTATAGATGAGCTTGATATAGATTTAAATGCCGTATCTGATTCTGTTTTATAAAGATCAATTAATTCTTTCATTATTTAATTTTTTAGTCAATAAATATTTTCCTAATAAGAATAAAAATTCTCCGTATTTTCCTTCATGGAAGTCCTGGTATAAAGAACATATTCCTATATATTGTAATATACCCAAAAGTTCAACATTATCCCAATCTAGATCATTATTTTTGCAAAACTTTTCAAAATAATTTAATAAAAATAATAAATTACTTTTTGTAATATAGCTGATATAGGCATTATTATCTTTTAAAGAATATTCATATCCTTTTTTTAAAACAATTTGACCATTAATTATTAAAGCATGGTATAATTTTCCTAAATCATAATATAAATCTCCTACATCTAAACTATCCCCAAATGATTCTCTCCAATCTATTAATTTAAAGTCATTACCGTCATGAATTATATTTTCAGGTTGAAAATCCCCATGAAAATAAGAAGGAATAGCATTTTTATATATAGAATCCCAATTAATTCTATCCAATAATTCTTTTATTCCACTAACTTTAACACCATTAATATATTCAATTTTATCTAAACGAGAATTTTCAAAAAATTTAATCCTATCATAAGTTTTAGTTTTATATATCCTGATACAATTAGTTAAAAATTCATCAGATTTTTTAAACTTTTTTATTGAAAATTTATTATGATAAAAACTTAAAATATCTTTTAAAATATTATCATCTAAAATGTTTGAAAATAACTCACCAGGTACATAATCATAAGAATACATATTATCATTTAACTTAGTAACTTTAGGGCAATACCCATTCAAAAATTCAGTTCTTTTTATTCTTTTAGTAACTTTATCTGAATCTGTAAAATATTTAATTACTTTACCCTCATCAATGAATATAGATTCTTTATTTTTAACAGCTACTACTTCTTTAGGAAAATGTTTTCTTGTATTTTCGTATGATTCATTATTACCAGTATCAAACCAAGTAAAATTAACTAATCTTATTTTATCCATTCTATCAAACCCATGAATTACTTGATATTCATCTTTAATTATTTTATGATCCTCTAAACTTTTCCAATAGTCTTTATAATCATATATTCCAGCCATTCCAATATATGCTCGGTTGCCTGTTCCAAAGTATAATTTATCTAAATATTTAGATCCTTTTACTAAGCAATATTTTAGGGAATCTTCCATTTCAACATGGGATACCCCAAGCCAATTTTCTTCTAATTCATTAAATATAAATGATTCTTTAACAATGGTATCAGCTGAGGTAAATATAAATGGGGTTTGTAAATGTTCTTTACATTTTAATAAACTTAATCCAGGACCAGATCCAGGTCCATCAAAATTATCTACATCTACAAATGTAATATCTCTTCTTGGAAAAACGTGTTTAATATAGGACTTGACCTGATCTGATTTATATCCTACAGCGATTACAATTTCTATTGTACTTGGAACACTTTTTATAATATGGGATATTACAGCTTTATTTTCTATGGGTAATAAAGATTTATGTAAACTATCTATTGAGGTATTGCGTGTTCCTTTACCCGCAGCTAAAATACAAAGTTTATATTTTTCTTCTATTCTTGTATCGCAATCTATACAAAATTTTGCTTGTGATTTTTTATCTGCTACAAAATCCGTATAATAATCTACTTGTGTATCACATTCATTACAGTATATTTTACTTTTTCCCATGCTCACTTTCTATTTTACCAGATACTCTATTTGTATCGTCTTCATACCTTACTACATCATTAAGATGGGGAGTAGATACTTCTAGGGCTGTGTAACTTTCTCTAGCAATAACTCTATGTTTTCTGCCTAATGGTACTGTCCACCCAGAACCTGCTTTATATATTTTAGATTCCATAACACCCTCATCATTTTCTAGTAAAACTTCTGCTTCTCCTTCAATAACATAATTAGCTTCAATTTTATAATCATGAGATTGAAGACTACATTTATTACCTTTTTCCATATGAATAAGCTTATAAGCATAAAATTCATTTAACTCTAACCATAATTCATACCCCCAAGGTTTTTCTACTCTATATTCACTAACAGAAAGAACATCGGGTTTAGCATTATTAATAGGTTCTTTATATTCTTCTAATGATTCTCTTATAAATTTGTCTTTAATATGTTGGTATTTACTCATTTTTAATAAATTTTTACGATTTAATTGTGATTAAATATAATAAAAAATGTTTAATTTTCCAAGCTGTTTGCAACTTGAGTATTTATCCATTCATAGGTTTTTTCCATACCCTTAATTAAAGGTTGTGTAGGTTCCCATCCTATTTTTTCTTTATAAAGTTTATTATCTGAGTTACGTCCTCTGACTCCCATAGGACAAGCAAAGCCATATTTATCTATAAAATCCTGCCCATCTATGTTATTAATTTTAATATCTTTTTTAGATATATCAATTGCCATTTGGGCTAACTGATTAATAGTAACCATTTCTTCAGAACCAATATTTACAGGTCCCATAAACTCCTCTTGACGCATAAATCGAAGTACTGATTCTAAACAATCATCAATATAAAGAAAAGAACGTGTTTGTAAACCATCTCCCCAAACCTCAATTTCACCATCAGATTCAGCTGCTTTCCTACACATTGCTGCTGGTGCTTTTTCTTTCCCACCTGTCCAAGTTCCCATAGGACCAAAAATATTATGAAAACGAGCTACACGAACATCAAGCCCATAATTACGATTAAAGGCTAAAAACAAACGCTCACTAAATAATTTTTCCCAACCATATTCTGAATCTGGGTTAGCTGGATAGGCACTTGATTCTTCACAATTAGGATTATCTGGATCTAATTGGTTATGTTCTGGGTACATACAAGCCGATGAACTATAGAATACTCGTTTAACTGATTTTTTAGCAGCCTCATATACAACATTTAAATTAATTAAAGCTGAGTTATGCATTACATTAGCATCATTATCGCCTGTAAAAATATACCCGGCACCACCCATATCAGCTGCTAATTGATATACTTCATCAAATGAATTTTCTTTATCATTTACAGCGTATTGAATTGGGGAAAACATTACTTGAGATACTACTTTAGGATCTCTTAAATCACCTGAGATGTATTCATGACAAATATCATCATGGTTCCAAAATTCATGTTTTTCTTTGATATCCACTACACGAACCCAAAACCCTTCATCTTTTAACCGTTTTGCAAGGTGACCACCAATAAAACCACCCCCACCTAATACTAGTGCTGTTTTTTTTATATCTGTTTTTTTCATAATGTATTATAATAATTGTTTTGTTTTTCTTGTCGTTCTATTGTTTTTGGATGATACAATGCAAATTCTTCACTAGGAGGAAAATCTGTTATGGTCTTGTATTTATCTAATACTTCATGTACTTTATTTTTCCACTTAATATCATCTGATTTTTTGTAAATTCTCCATTGATAATCAGGCCAATTAACCCAACCTTTTTCATTAACCCCCCAACCCCACATTTGAATATGTTGAGGTGTAAGACCTTTTACAGTATTTACCCTAGGAACTCTAAAAACATCTATATCATTAGTTTCTAAAATTTCAGGTAAATAATCTACCAAATATTTACTAGGCATTTCATCAGCATCAATCTGAAAAACATAATCACCTGTACACATATCAGTAAGCCAATTCTTCATTTTTCCAAAATCACCCTCAAAATCATATGAATACCATCTAATAGGATAATCTTGCATGGGATTATATGCTGTTCCTGGGTCTATTGAAACGAGATATTCTCTAACTTCTTTAGTACCATTTACTGAATCATATACTATTACAATTTCATCTTTATCTCTTTTATTTTCAATTAAAAATGAGAGAAGACGTTCAATCTCCTCTCTTTCATTGCACACAGGTATTGCGTAACTTATTTTCATTTTTATACTTCTTGTTTATCGAATATACCAATAAAATCTAAAGCATCCAAGAAATCTTTCTCATTATAATGAGTAATTGTTGACATATCCATTCTCCATTCATAAAACTCTCCTTTTTTACCTGGGATAGGATATTTTTCTTTTTCTTCTTCTTTTACAGGAATTGCTTTAACAGCTGACCATTTCCAATTATCTGCTCTGGTTCCATTAGCAAATACCATTCCTTTAGTAGGTAAATTAATAGCAGTAGGCATCCAAATTTTACCTTCTTCATCTTCACCCATTAATTCTTTATACAAATCAGGTAAGGTTTCCATTTGTTGTTCAAAAAATTCTTCACCTTTTTTCATTAAAGAATTAGTTTGAAAACCACATCCATAACACATATAATTGGTAATAGATTCATTTACTTCTTGGGAATAACAAGCATCCCCCTCACATCTAGCACATTTAATTAAATTGTCGTAACCCATAATTAAGATTCTTTAACAGCTACCTCTTTTTTCTTTGGTAACTCTATTTTTTTAAGTTTTGGTAATTGTAATTTTACTTGTTTAGGAAACTCAGGAATATTTTTATCAAGATATGCATTCAACATTTCATCCATTTTTTCCCAACTAAAATTAGTTTTAGAATAATGGGCTTGACGTTTACCTAATTCAGCATATTTTTTATAATTTTCAAACATATCTTTTAAGTAATGTCCAATTTCTCCTGAATTAGGAGAAAACCATTGAGATTCTTTTAAAATCATATCTTTAACAACAGCTGAATCATCTACATTTTTTAATTCTCCATTAATTAAAGTAGTAAATTCTGAGTTTAAAAAATCAATATGACCACTCCAATTGGTTGCTAATATTGGTTTTTTAGTTAAACTAAATTCAAGTAGAGGACGCCCAAAACCTTCTCCTTTAGTTAAACTAACCATAGCTTTTACTTTAGAATGATTATAAATTGAATTCATTTCTTCATCACTAAATTCACCATGAAGTAAATAAACATTAGGTAACCTTCTAGCATTTACAGTAGATTTAATTTGATTGATTTTATCTATAATTTTATCCCTACCCATATAAGAAGCTCCTGTAACTGCTGTTTTAAGAATCAATGCAGGAGCATTTTGTTTATTTTTAAATAATTCAAAAAAGGCTTTAACTAATAAACCTACATTTTTTCTATCTTCCCCTAGGTTTCCTTGCATCCAATGTCCTACAAATAGATAAGCAAATTTTTCAGGAATATTAAAATCAACTAAACATGGTTCGGTAGTAGGTTTATAAATTTCTAGATTAGCACCTTCAAATAATACCTCAATAGGTTTATTTACTTTAATTTCTCCAACTGCTTGGCCTTGTTGATTATTTTTAGTATAAACTGAATTTAAGAATGTTTGTTTAGAATGTTCTGATGATACAAAATTAATATCCATTCTATTAATCCCCTCAACCCAACTATGATGAACAATTGTAGTTTCCATTCCTGCGGTCATTCCTATATTATATTTTCCTACAGGTTGGAATTCATTTGGAACTGTAATTTGCATCCAAATATCAGGTTTTTGGGTTAATTGAGGTTGATTATAAAGATAATTTTTTAAAAATCCCCATTCTTCTTCATGGTCTTTTACAAAACCCCAAGGTGTATTACCCCACCTTTGAGATAAAAGTTTAACGTCATATTTTCCAGATTTTACAATAGATTTAATAATATCTCTGGAACGAGCTCCATATCCTGAGTAGGTATCAAAGGGAGCTGATATGTAAAAAGTTGGTTTATCCATATAACTTGTTTTTTAATAAATTAATTCGTGCATTAGTTTTTCTTCTGGGAGTTCTGTTACATTAATAAATTCAAATTTTTCTCTTGGTTTCCAAGTTTTAAATAACTTATCAACGTAAGTAATAACCCTATTCCCCATTTTTTCTCCTGTAAATCCTGCTTCATTACTTATAGACCACTCGTATCCTTCCATACCACATTCTTTACGTTCTTCAGGACTCATGTTATAAAGCTTCATAATTTGTTCAGCAGCATCTTCAGGTCTGCATCTATCATCCCAAATGTAAGGTGTAGGAGGAGAACCTTGTAATGAACGATTAGTAGGATATACTGGAAAAGCCCATTTACCATGTTTTTTATATCTTCCTGTATGGTTTGAAGGGATTTCTTTTGATGGTACAAACCAATTTCCATCCTCATCTTCAAAACGCATTTGATCTTGCATACCACCTGTTACATTAGCAATAATAGGAGTTCCTGTTACTAAAGCCTCAGTAAGTGAAAGACCCCAGCCTTCATTAGAAGTTAATAATATTTGGGCATCAGCTAAATTATACAACCTATTTAATTCTACAGGTGTTACTTTACCTGTGGAAAAAATTATATTTTTAGAGTCTTTACCAAATAAATAATCCCTAACAGCAACTAAATTAGTACCATGATCACTAACAGGTTCTGTGTGTAAAATTAAACGACACTTATCTGCTTTTTCTTTTGGTAACTTATCTAAGAAATATTTAAAAGCTAATAAAGTATCAGGAATTTGTTTTCTTCTAATATTTCTAGAATTAAAGAATAAAGTAAAGTCAACTTTATTTTTACCATAAACTTTTTCTCTTAGTTTTTTAAGATCTTCATCACCATTTTCTAAAGGATAAAAAATATTAGTATTAATACCATGGGGAACATACTCAATAATTTTATTTTTAGCTTTTTCACCTAATGCTAACTTATTAATTAAAACTGTTTGTTTAGAAATACCTAGCAAAACATCACAAGATTCATAATAAGGTTTATTGTAAAGAGGAACAGGAAAATCATCCCAAATATTTAAATAAATAATAGGAATAGTTTTTCTAATTTCATTTTCAATATCAAATAACCAAGTAAAATATCTAGGATCTGTAATTAAAAATATTGCATCTGGTTTTTCAACATTTATCATATTTCTAATAAAAGCAGCATCCCCATAACCATCAATAGGATAAATAATTACAGATGCATCATTAATACCTGCTGCTTCATTAGTAGCTTGATTAATATCAAATCTTTTACCTTTATCGGGGTGATTAATAGCACCTCCAATATTTACCCAATTATAGTGATGGCAAGTGTTAATAATTAACTCTTTACCTACATTTGCTACACCAGAAGGCATTCTGATGTCATCACAGATCAAAAGTATTTTTTTCCTTTGATCGGGTTTCAAATAACCATTTTTCATACTTTAAATTTAATTAAGGTTTTATTTCTAAATTATTGTGATTGTGAATTTCTTTTCTAAATTCATCTTTTGTAAGATATAAATGAATAGCTCGTTCTGCAAGTTTTTGGAAAGAAAATTTATGTCTAACACAAGCTACTTTAAATTCATCAAATAATTCACTATCAATTTTTACACTAGTTAATGATTGGTTTTTATCTGCCATAATCTTTATTATTTATTTATTTACACACATACATATATATTATTTTTCAAAAGTCGCTGGGCATAAATGAGTTTTATAAAAAGAACAATATTGACAATGGTTATTAAGTTTAGGTTGATGGTTTTTTTGTGAGTATCCTTCTTTTGTAAATACGGACTCAATAAATTCATTTAATTCTTTATCGGCTTTATTTAATTTAACTTTTCCTGAGGCTGGGGTAAATGTTTGTATTCTAGAAATTGGAAAATCACTTTCTTCCCATATTTTTCTTTTCACAATAAAAAATTCAATATTAATTTTATCTAAAGGAATATTAAATTGTTTTGCAAAGAATTTCTTATAAAGTATAAGTTGGAATTGTTTATTTTCGTCTTTTTTAGTTTTATCATGCCAACCCCGTGTAGATGTTTTAATGTCTATAATCTTGAAGGATTGCGTGGTTTCATTATATAAAACTACATCTAAATGACCTTGGTATATTACATTAGGGTATCGCTTATTAGGCGTTAAAATTACAGGCACTTCACACCCTACTAAATACCACCCACGTTTACTAAAATATTTTCCTCTTTTCTTTTTAAAAAAATCTAAAATAGCAATCCCATCTTCATAAAATTCTCTTAACTCTTCAGCTGAACTAAAATGGAGATTATTATTTTTTTTATAGGAAGAATTATATTCTTCCATTAATCCTTTTTTAAAGTGATCTTCAATATCAATTTTATCTGCCTCAGAAATACTTTTTTCATACATTATATCTAAATAATGTTGAAGAGTTTCATGTAAAGCAGTACCAAAAACAAAATAGATGGATTGTTCATCTATTTTATGTCCGTCTCTATATTGTAGTGACCATTTTTTAGGACACTGCTTATACATTGAAAATTGAGAATAAGAAATGCTTTTTTGAAAACTATAATTTATATTTATAGGTTCAAAACTTTTAATTTCTTTAATTATAGAAGGTATTTTTTTAGTCAAAACTTATTTTTTCCATTTATCTCTCATTACAAGCATAGCAATAAGCCCATAATTAGAAATATCAATAAAACTGTCCATCATTGTTTCTCCTGCTACATAATTTTTACCATCACGTTTTAACAGGTTTCTTAAACGATTTATTTTATCATTAATTCTAAGCCAAATACCTGTAATTGACAAGTGAATATCATAAGGATCTTCTAGGCTAGAACCCAAAGCAATATTTTCAATTCCATAATCCAACATTTTTCTAGCAAATAATTCGTATTGTTCTTGTTGAACTTTTTCAAATTCTTTAGATAATGTGGGGTAATTGGTTTTAAAATCTTTTATAGTTTGTTCTCTATCTTGAATTACAAAACTTACATCTTGATGTTTAGTCATATTAAATAACTTGTTTTTGGTCTAAATATTTTTCTATTGTTTCTAACCTTTCATCAGCATCAGCTAACATTCTAATTGCTTCTTCAGCATTTTTATAAAAATCTTCTGTTGAATGGTCTCCAATACCTGCTGGATGTTTTTCTAGTAATTCTAGGGTTAATAGTGCTTTAGTTTTATCAGCAATAGCTGATGTATATAGCATATTTTTTAATCGATTCATAATTTTGCTTCTTTTAACAACTTATTAGTTTCTTCTTCATTTAACCCCATTTCCCAAAGAATTCCTTTAACTCCATGTTTACGTAAAATATCAATATAATTTTCAGCTTCTCCAAGTGAACAATTAAAATATTCAGCTATGTATTCAGGAATTTGTTTTAAATTTCTTTTATTTTCGTTTTTTACGTATTTAAGCCATAGTTTTTTCTTTGGTATCATTTCTCGATAAATGGTGTAAATTTGTTGTTTATTTTGTGGATTAATCTTTTGAACATAATTTACAATATCAATATAACTTATATTCATAGATAAATATCTATGTACCATATAAGAATTCCATTTATCCCATGATTCTTGTGAGAAAGATTGGGGGTCAGATTTATGTAACATTATTTCATCTAACCACTCAAAAAGATTATTAATCTGCTTTGTTTCCAAACTCTTCACGTAATTCTTGAGGTAACATTTCTTTAATTACTTCCCCAGAAACAACATCATAAAATACAGGAATAGGCATAATAGCATCCTCAGAAGTACCAGCTACAAATTTAGATACTTTACGAAGAATAACTCCTTCAGCAAATACTTTTCCTCCTGTAGAAGATGTTAAAGGTTGAGTGTTTTTAATATCAATATTTACATTTAATTCTTGTTGTTGTTTTGCCATGATTTATTTATTTAAGATTAATTAATTTTTCTATTAAAGCCATACAATTTATTTCTTTATCAATTCTAAAATTCGCTTGATACGAGCATTCATTAATAAGGATTGCCACCATTCCTTCACTATTAGGAACATAAATTGAAGCATTATCATAAAGATAACGATAAAACTCTTCAAAATCTTGAACATTTGCATTTGTAATAATTTGTCTAATTTCTTTCCAATTAGGTTTTGGTTTAGATAATTCTTTAAGTACTTGAGTCATGTAATTAGATGAAACTAATACTGATTTATCAATTATAAGTTTATTATCTTGGGTTGATAATTGAATTGTATTAAGACATTTACGTAAATCAGGATAAAATTGATTTACAATTGTAACAATATCTTCTAGTTCAAATTTAGTATTTTCTTGTTCTAAAATCCAAGTAATATGTTTTGCAACATCTTTTTTAGTTGGAGGTATTACTTTAAGTACTTGACATCGTGATTGAAGAGGATCAATAATACGTTCTACATAATTACAAGTCAGTATAAAACGAGTAGTACGTGAAAATGTTTCAATTACATTACGAAGTGAGGCTTGTGCTTGAATAGTAAGAAAATCTGCTTCATCTAAAATAACTACTTTAATAGATTTAAAAGAAGCAGCTGAAGCAAAACCTGATACTTTATCTCTAATGGTTTCAATTCCTCTTTCATCACTTGCATTAATATAAAGATAGTCACAATCTAGATTTTTAACTATAAGTTTAGCAAGAGTAGTTTTACCTGTGCCTGCGGGACCATAAAAAATAAGATTTTGAATATCATTTTGAGCTAGATATTGAGAAATGGTTTTTTTAATATTTTCATTCCCCACATAATTTTCTAATTGTGTAGGTCTATATCTTTCAACTAATAATCCGTGATCTTTCATTTATACTCCTTGTCTAAATTCCCCGTAGATACTAAAACTTTGTGGTTCTTCAGGTATGATTTCTTCTTCTTGTTGACGTATAACATACAATTTACTATCCAAAGGGGCAAGCCTAAATTCGGCTTTTTGTTGTGTTTTTTGAAACCATGCCTCTAAAGTTTCTGTTAGTGAATTATAAACTACCTTAGATAAATCATTAGTTAAAGACCAACGGTCCCCAGGGGGGACACGTTGAGCTATTAATTCATTATATTCTGTAATTTTTGTTTCCATTAAAACATTCCATTCATCATTGAATTGTTATCTTCTTTTTTATCTTCAGGGTCATCTACTATAACACATTCGGTAAGTAGCACAGTTCCAGCAACTGAAGCGGCATTTTCAAGTGCAGTACGAGTTACTTTAGAAGGGTCAATAATTCCTTCTTCTTTCATATCAACTACTTCTTCAGTCTTGATATTGTATCCTTTCCATTTACCACAAACTTGAACATTCATTTCCCAATGGATAGTAGTAGAATTATCAATACCTGCATTTTTTAGGATTTGGGAGAAAGGTTTGCTACAAGCTTCAAATACAATTTTTTCTCCAATACTATTTTTAGGGTTAAGACAAATTTTAGCTTTAATTAATGCTGATCCTCCTCCAGGTACAATACCTTCTTCAATTGCTGCTTTAGTAGCATGAAGTGCATCATCTACACGATCTTTCTTCTCTTTCATTTCAGCTTCAGTGTAACCTCCTACATGAATAATAGATACACCACCTACAAATTTAGCTAAGCGTTCTTGAAGTTTTTCAATTTCAAAAGAAGATTGAGCTTTATTAATTTGAGATTCTAATTCTTCAACTCTATCATTAATAGCTTTTTCATCCCCCTTTCCATCAATAATAGTAGTTTCATCTTTAGTTACAGTTACTAATCTAGCTTCACCTAACCAATCCCAACTAAATTTATCAAGTTTCATTCCTTTTTCTTTATCAAAAACTTGACCTCCTGTAGTAATTGCAATGTCTTCCATTACAAGTTTTCTTCGATCTCCAAAATCAGGAGCTTTAACAGCACAAACATTTAAAGTTCCTCTAATTTTATTAACGATAAGAGTAGCAAGTGCTTCACCTTCAATGTCTTCTGCAATGATAAGTAAAGGTCTATTAGTACTAGAAATACTATCTAAAACAGGAAGTAATTCTTTTACTTGGGTAAATCTATTATTAGCTAACAAAATCCAAGGATTTTCAAGAGTACAAGTCATTGTATTATTATTAGTAACAAAATAATGTGACTTATAACCTCTGTCAAACTGCATACCTTCTACAGTTTCAAGATAGGTTTCCCCTGATTTGGATTCTTCAATATGAACAATTCCTTCTCTACCTACTTTTTCCATAGCAGTAGCAATTAATTTGCCTACTTCAGAATCATTATTAGCTGAGATTGTAGCAATTTGTTCAAGTTGTTCTTCGGAACTAATTTCTTCACTTAATTCATCTCTAAGGTATTCTACTACTTTTTTAACAGCATCATCAATACTTCTTTTAATTTCTACAGCATTAGCACCATTATTAAGATAAGTTAATCCTGCTATAATCATTTCTCGAGCCAATAAAGTAGAAGTAGTAGTTCCATCTCCAGCAATATCCGCTGTTTTAATAGCTGCTTGTTTTACCATTTGCACTCCTGCTTCTTCTATAGCATCCTTTAAAGAAATAGATTTTGCTACTGTAACACCATCTTTAGTAGATTGAGGAATTCCCATTTGTTGAGAAATAATTACATTTCTCCCATTAGGTCCTAATGTAGATACTACAGCATCTGCTAATTTATCAATACCTTGTACAAGTTTAGCTCTTGCTTTAGGTCCAAATTTAATAACTTTACTCATTTTCGTCATATTTAATTTTACTTAACACTTGATTTTCAGGTCCAATCCAATACTCTTCATCTCCATATTCAAATTTAGTGAAACCCATAGAAGGTAAAATTACAATATCTCCTTCTTTAAGTTGAGTTTCCACAAATCCTACTCCAGGAATATTATGACCTGGGCCTACTCCTATTACTTCTCCTTTTTTAGAAGATTCTTTACCTGTATCAGGTACGATAATTGATCCATATTTGGATTCGGTTTGCTCGATAGGTTTTACTATCACAGCATTATACATTGGTTCTAATTTCATATATTAAAATGATTAATTAAACGATTTTGTAATTCTTTGTATTTTGTAATATAATCTTGAAGGGATTCAAAACTAGATTGGTGAATTTGATTTTTAACCATTGCACTTAAGCAATTTCCTAAATTAGTATAAAACCCTATTTTAGATTCATACTCATTATTATCTTCGGTAGTAATTTTTTTACATAGAGCATAATTGTAATCATCAATTTGAATATAATAAGGTTCTAGAATTGGGTCTTTAATATAAGTTAAAGTAGTAGATCCTTTTTGTCTTCCGGCCATAATATAACTGTTTTTATTTTAAATATATAACGTGAATATACGAAAAAATATTGAGGTAACCAAATCAAAATAAACCTTAGGGCACTTAGATTTATTTAATTTTTAAAACTTTGGGTTTAGCTGATTCAGCAAAGGGGATATGAATTCCAAGTAATCCATTTTCCATCATTGCTTCTGCTTTTGCTAAATCAAATTTAGGAGCAATTTTATAGCCTAAATTAAAAGAACGTTTAGCTATACCTCTATGGATATAGTTACGATCTTGGGTTTTAGCATCATTTACATCAGCTGCCCTATGGTAAGCAATTTTAAGAATATCTCCTTCGATATTTAATTCAACATCTTCTTTGGAAAGACCAGTACAAGCAACTTCTAAATGAAGTCCTTTATCTGTTTCAAAAATATCTACAGGATGGGAGGGTTTGGCTTCAACTGCCGGTTGAAAATTTAACTCAGACTTGAAAAAGTCTTTAAATAATAGATCAAATGGTGAGAGATTTCTCTCTAAAAATAATGTACTCATATCATTTTAAATTTATGCTGTCCTAAAGATCAGCGGGTTAATAATTAATTTTACAAAACGTGTGCCCTAAGGTTTACTTTATTATACATATATTAAAAACTAGTTTCTGCTTTGCGAACCATAAAATATTCGCTAGAAACTATATCTGTTTTAAACTCTAATTTCATTAATCCCATACTACTTACAAACATTTTCCCTTCTTCCATATCTTTATTTACTTGTAAAATAGATTTAAACATTTCAGAATTAAATGGTATTTTCATATTCGTTTCTTTAATATTTCCTGAGATTTGATAGGTAATTTTGTTATTATGTCCTGCTTCATCTCCAAAAACAAATTCACAAATATCTTCACCATCTAAATTTTGGGTAGTAGTAAATAACATATTATCTGTTTCTCCTAAAGCACTCTTAGCTTTAATTAAGTTTGTAATATCTTCGGATTCTAAATTAATTTCTATTACCCATTCAGGTATATTAACCGTAGCTATTTTATTCATTAACAAAGGATCTGATAGAGCATATGTTAAATTAAAACTTGCGTCTGAAATGTAAAGTTTTGTATATATCTTATGGGATTTTTCTAATTCCAATAATAACTCACCTTGACAAATTGATAACAGATTAGACAATTTTTTAGTATCATAAATAGCTATCTCACTATCTTCTAATTTAAAATCAGAACAAGATATTTTACCTATAATATCTTTAGTTGGACTCATAAAATCAATTTCAAGATTATTATTTTTAATAACCCACTTAACTGATTGATTAACACCTAAATGGTATTTGTTGAGTATCGATTGAAGTAATATTTTATTTATCATAAGTTAAAAAACATTTCACGAAATGGGTTTAAATTTAAATTCCAATTTAGATCGCTATAAAAACCCTCCAATTTATTAAGCAAAATAGATTCAAATATTTTTTCTCTATCAGCATATTGTTCAATAAATGTATTAATTTTTTCTGGGATATCAAACTCTAAAAATGCAAGGGCTTCAATTTGGTAAGGATTTGGTTTTAAATATATCCATTTTACTTTATCACCTTGAGTAATATAACTATGTTTTTTATTTAAACCCCAAAATTTAACTAAATCATTATATTTTATAACTGCTCTTACAGCAGCAGGGGCACCTTTAGCTATAATAGAAAACATTTCTCCTGCTCTAGCTTTTCGTTCAGTGTATTTATTTAAAGTTTTAACGGAAGTAGGATTACCTAATTGAATAAGAGAAATACTTCCATCTAAAATTTCTTGTCTAAATTCCTTAACTCTTTTATCAATATCACTCTGTTTAGCTCCTTTTAAAACATCAATCAAAGCTTGTTTAAAAAATTTACCTAATACAGGTGGAAAATTAGCTTTTTTAAATTCAAGTCCTTTTACATCAAGAGATTCTTTTACAATACCTTCTTGTTTTGTAATCCATTGGGCATAACGACGAGTTGCCCTAAAATAAGCTGAACGAATAACACATTCAGTCTTCATTTCTAATCTATGTTCCTGAACATTAAAACAATTTTTAGCTAAGTCACTATAAGAATTAGTGATAATATCTTGGTATTGTAAAGCAATTTCTTCCAATTTGTTATCTTTATCCTCACTTGACATTTCATTAAAATCAGGATATAAATGTCTTAATAAAGGTTCAGCATGGATATAGATAGAATCTGTATCAGAATATGCTACATAATTAGTATCTTCAGGATCGCAAATCCACCAAGGAGTATCTTCTAAATGCTTCATATTTAAAATCTATCATCGGGGCCTGGGGATTTAACAATAGCATTGCTCCATTTATCTCCTTTATTATTTCGAAGTACCTCAGCAGGAATAATGGATATGTAATCATTCATAATCTTAAAGTTCCCTCCTTGTTTTAACATTTTCTTGAAAAAAGTAATATGTTTTTCTTCCCAAAAGGTACTTAAAGCTAATAATTCTTCTTTTTCTACTACATTGTCATTAATTTTTATAGTGACACCTTTTCTAATCGATTGTGGTTTTAATGGCATTTAATTTAATTTAGTTTCTTTTCTTAATACTTTATTCATATGTCGGTTAGCAGTTAAAGCACTTTCTTGAATAATTCTTTGACCACTTAAAGTAATGGCTTCAGATAAAATAACATTACCATAACGGAAACTACCAAGAGCAGTTGCACCATACAAACTATTTAACAAAATCTTCATTGTGTATTGTTTCATATGGAAACCAGCACCAGCTTCTTTATCACCTGATTTGTATGCTTTTTTCATTTGGTTTTTATATAATACTCTTTCATCAAACCATTTTTTCAAAATAGTAGATAGTACTGATTCTTTATCTGTTCTAAAGAACACACCATTAGCAGAAATAGACCATTTATTTTTTTCTATAAATTTAACTAATTCTTTTACTTTAAGTTTAGTTTTTTTACGTTTAACATTTTCAATAATTAATTCTTCTTCAGGTTCTTTAGATTTTAAATCATTAAGACCTAAACGATTATTTCTATCATCAGCATCAATAATACGACCAACCATTGTTTCTTTACCAATGTTTATAGTCATTATAATTGAAGGATATAGTGAAGTTAAATCTTCATCAAACATATAATTGTAAATACCTGCTTTAGGACAGAATAAGTAACCTCCAGCATAATTTTTTTTAGAAAGTGGGTTTCGGTCTTTAGCTGGGGGTATAAGTCCTTCACTCAATAAATAAGCAGAAATAGCCCCATCTTGAGTTTTAGTATTAGCATAAACTTCACTATAATTGTGTTTACCTTTATGAGATAGGTTTTTTACAAGTGCTAGATATTCTAGTTTTTCATCTAATACTTTTAAAATTTCAACATCCCGAAAGTTATACTGGATAAATTTATTTACATCAGTTTCAAATAACTTATCTAAATTTCCTTCATATTCAATTTTATTTATACCAGCATATTTTTCTCCAATAGCATCTAGTTTAAATGATGGTTCATCAGCCCAACTAAACTTTTTATGCAGACGCATATAATCAAGAGATTCAACCCCTGCAATTTGGATATATTGATTTACAGACCATGGAGTTTCTCTTACATACCCAATAGGAGATAAATAACGAGCTACATCTTCACCTAAAACATTACACATTCTATAATAAAGATAAGGAATATCAAAATAATCACTATTCCATCCTACCACAATATCAGGATCTATTTCTCTAAATTTTTCTATAAATTTAAGTAATAGCTCTTTTTCAGTACGACAAGGGATAATTTCTTTGTTTTTAGCTTTAGTATGTTTTATTTCATCTTTAACATCTAAAATAAGGATAGCCCATTGATCTAATTGTTTATCATACCAAGCAATTGAAGTTACTTTTTTGGGGGCTGATTTAATATATTCCTCAGTTAAGGCATCCCCCATTTCAGTTTCAATATCAAAAAATACTTCACGATGGGTTTTAGAGGGTTCATCATTAATTCCATATTTTTCAATAAGAAATTTTTGATAAGGAGTCATATCATGGAAATGAAGTTTTGGATTTTCTTTTTCCCATTTAGAAATCTTTTTCAAGGGCTCACCATTTAATCCTACATGGGTGGCATCAGCTTCATTACATTCTGTATAAACTTGGTTTATCCATTCTACTTTACTGTAGCCTGTATCCTCCCATAAGTGAATAAGAAACTTATTTTTACCTAAACTTTGAGCAAATGCTTTTTTATACATTAAATACCTATATTCTCATTTTTAAATTGGGACAATTCATCATTAGTAAAAAATTGAGTGAGATCAGGTCTAAAATAATTAATAGATTTCATAACTTTTTTATCCCTTGTTCTGTATACAACAAAATAGTTACCAACTTTTTCGTAATGACATGGTTCACCTTGTTGTTCACTTCGAATTTTAACTGTTTGGATAGCTTCTTTCTCGGTTTTGCAAGCTTTTGACATATTTGATGCTTGTACCTCTGAGTATGCTTGGGGTATTTTATCTTTAATACCATGTAACATGGCACCATTACCCAAAGAAACATAGGTAATGTCACAAAGAGCATCAAGTACTTCAACAATATTTCCTGTTTCACACGCATGTTTATATTCTTCAAGTTCTTCTAAGATAAAATTATATACAAACATCCATTCTTTTTCTTCAGGGATGGTTGGAGTATAATTGTTTGGTTTACCCATAGTGGCATTAAATTCCTCTACTTCATTTACAAATGGTACATTACTTTTACTCATAATTATTAAATATTATGTCCTCCGTTATTAATCTTTAGACTGTCAAAAAATTCTTTTCTTGCTTGATTTGTATCGTCTCTAAATGCACCTGATGCTTTAGTAGTAACCATAGCAGCCCCTTGATGTTTTACACCCCTACAACTTACACAATTGTGAGTACCTACAATAGTTACAATAACACCTTTATTACCTTCAGTAATTTTATCTACTGCATTATGAATTGCTGATGTTAATTGTTCTTGGATAGCACCTCTACGACCAAATAATTCTACAATTCGGTTTAATTTAGATAAACCAATTACTTGCCCATCTTTACCTGCAATATAACCGATATGAACTACACCTCCAATTGTTTGGTGGTGGTGTGAACACATTGAGGTAAGAGGAATATTACGCTCAATAATTACTCCATCGTAACCAT